GAGAAGGTTTCTCATTGCTGTTCTCCTTACGTGTCGAGCGCCGCAGCGTGGAACAGAGTAAAGACACCCCATTCCTTATAGTTGCCGGCTGGATTGGCCTTGGCGATCTTTTTGAGACCGTAGGCCATCTCCACACCGACGCCCCGGAAGAACTGATAGTCATCTTCCTTAAGGAAGGTCGGACGTGGCATGCGGCCCCAGGCCCAGGCCATCGCACCCTGACCGCACAAGAAGGAGGGGGCGACTTGAATGGCGCCCGATCCAGCGTTCGTGTAGAACACCGGCAGACGCACCTGGAGCTCCGGAACCTCGCGGAAGATGATGCCGTTGTACAACAAGTCGCCGTCCTGAAAGAGCGGGTTCTTGTCGAGGCCATCACCCTCACGGGGGCGGGACTGCGTGTTGGCATTGATGATCGTCGCGTCCGCCTGGAGGTCTCTGAACTCCAGAGGATTGACGAACATCACGAAGTATTCGCGTCCGTTCTTGAGTTTGTAAGGACGGATGCGAGGGTTGGCGAGTTTGGCCAAGCGCTTCGCTTTCAACGAAGCGGTAGCGGAGAGCGTCATCACCGAAGTAATGTTCGCCATCGAGGAGGCAAAGTTTCCGGCAACGAGATTACCTTGAGCACCACCAACGAGGACACGATCCGCGTTGTCAGTGATCCAGGTGTTTCGCTGGGCAGCGGTCGCGGCATCAAACAGGGCGCCGTTGACGCGCTGACCGTTGACGCTCGAGAGGTTCGCCGGTTGGGTGTTGTTCAGCGGGATTGCGTAGAACGCATCCACGATTTCGTCGCGCTGAAGTTCCTTGCCCCAGTCCTCAAGCAGCGGGCGCGCCTGACCGAACAGGTCAATCGACGACCGTTGCTCTTCGGCTTTCGTGATCTTGACGGCGTTGCGTGCCCAGTCGATCCACATTCTGTCACCGAAGTTGTCGATGGCTTCTTCGTTGCCAACGAGGGCTCCGGTAGCGATCGCTTGGGCCTTTAGACGAGCGATCAACGGGATGTTGATTTGCTCGCCACCGCGCTTCAGGTCATTGATGACCCTGATAATCGCGGTCAGCTCAGTTCCCACGTAAGGAGAAAAGAGATTCTGCCGGATGTATTCCCGGTAGACTTCCTTTCTGAAAACGATGAGTTTGTTCTGAGCCTGGACGGTCGTTAGAGCCATTTTGCTCCATCCTCTCAGGACAGAGCGTGGGCACCCGCTCTATTGTGTGAATGCGTAGTCGAAGATGGACTGTTCCGATCCGTCAAAGCCACGCGGATCAGCGCCGACACGCGCTGAGTTCGATCCGCCTGCAGCGTTAAGGGAGGGAGGGCCTCTTCGAGAACGCGGTTGGGGTTGGGGGTTGCGGAGGGCTCGAGGTTCACCCCTTTGACGGGTTCCACCGTTGAGCCGTTCGGTAATGGCATCCAGGAGTTCCGGATTGGCCTCTAGGAGCCCAGCGATACGATCCGCCTCCGCTGCCGACCGCTCAGCCCGATAGTCCTGGAGGATCGGCTCTGCCCAGCGCATGAGGAACGCTCCGGGATCCGGAGAATTGACCATGCGACGTGCAAGAGCTGACGTCTCTTGGGACGGGGTCTGAGCAGTAAACTGACGGAAGGCGTAGGCAAACTCCTCACCATGCCTCTCATGGGCCTCCGCTAAGGCAGCATTCACGCGCTCCTCGTGGAGGGCCTGTCTAGCCGTGTCGGCCGCCTCCTGCCTTACGGCACGCTCCCACCCTTCCGGGTCGGAGAACATGTCGGGGCGAGGCTGAGGTGGCTGAGGTGGCTGGGCTGGACGTTGAGAGAGACCATCGACGCGCCCCTCGAGCCTCGCGAGCTGTTCGCGAAGCTGTCGGTTTTCGTCGCGAGCCTGTCTAAGAGGAACGCGAAGATCCCCGCGCTCGAACTGGGCGATAGGCTGTCCAGTTGCGTCGTCGATCTCCTCCTCGGGGGATGGAGTGGGTTCGTCACCCTCCTCGTCCTCCGGTTCCTCCTCCTCACCGGCCGCGTCCTCTATAGAGGTGTCGCCGTCATTGTCCTCCGGTTCCTTGTCGAAGGCCTCTGCGGCAATCTCGCGTTCGGTGTCATCCATGAGTTCCGCGAGTAAGGCTTGCTCCTCGCGTTCCGCACGGTCGTCCGCGCCATCCATTTCGTCCGGGGTCTGCATTGCAGCACGCAATCCAGCCTCGGCGCCCAACAGGGCTCCGTCTCGTGGTGCCATTTATGTCTCCTGATTTCCTCGTGCGTGAGGCGACGGCGCCCATCACAGCAGGGCGGGGCTGTTGGTACTTACGCAGTACCGGCGGGACCCGTGCGTGGGTCAGACGATCTCGTTGTGCATTGCGCTTTCGCGCACGCCTGATTTGTTAGGACCCCAGTCGCAGCGGCCGATGGCTTCCTGCCGTCGCTCGCGCCATGTTTCGAGGTCGTCTTGTGCCCCCTGGACTGTGCTCTCTTCGTACATCGCCAATGTGATCTTGAACCCGTATTCGTGGACGAGGCGCCGCCAGGCAGGCGGCAGGCTGTCCACGGCGTTCATTATTTCGATGCTGAACGCATCCGGTGGCGGAGGGTTTTCCTCACCAACCAAAAACCGCTTTCTCATCAGCACCCGGACCACCAGGGGCTTGGAAGGGTGGAGGACATGTTTACTTACTCCTCACAGCCGCAAAAAATTGGTCGGATAAGATATGCCTTGCGGAACGAGGGCCATCTAACACTTGCGCTTTCTCAAACAAGCGAACAAAAGCAAGCCGGCGGCGAACAGCGGCAGTGTATCGGGTATCGGGACGATTTCGGCACTCGCACCCCCGGCTATGTTGAAGATGCCGGTGTGGTCACCGTAAATCGTGGTGAAAGTCTGGAACCATTGCCCGGTAAACGGACTGCCCTCGAAGCCTAGCAAATCGCCGGTAAAGTTAAACGTCGCCTTGGTGCCATTTCCGGCACCCTGTAAGGTCCAGCTTCCTGCCTGCAAGGAACTGGTGGTCCATACACTCGTTATTTCCGTCGAGTACCAGCCGGAAGTGTCCGGGACTGTCGGCGGCGAAAACCACAGCGCAGCACGGCCGCTAGTTAGATCGAACGTGCCCTGAACACTACTCCCTGAGACATCGAAGATCATGCTCGATCCTTAGTGAATGGTGATCCCGAACCCTGCCGCAATCCACGTTGCCGCCGCCTTCGCCGTCAGATTGGGGTTCCAATTGTTCTTGCTATTGCTCTCGGCATTCGTGAGAAATGCCGCTGTCGTGGCCGTGCATCCCGCCGGCAGGGAGGCGCACCCGCTGATCTGTGCGTTGTAGCCACCAATCGTGCAATTGCTGACCGACCCCGAGCAACCGGGGAAGCTGCCGCCGCCGAGGTTGACGTTGGTATTGCCCGAAATAGTGACCGTCCCCGAGTTTTGCACGGTGTTGGAAATGTTCGCGTTACCAGTAGCGTCCCCATGATTGTAGATCACATTCCCCGTGATCGAGCCGCCATACACGAAATAGGCTGCGCCAATCGCGCCGCTGGAACTTTGCCCCGCAATGCTGACCGGCGATCCACCAGGTGGAGGAGTTGTCGTAATCTGATAAGTAGACGACCCATCTGTGTTGGCGGTCGAGCTGAGCGTGAAATAGGTCGTAAGGTTGCCGATGCTGGCAGGCAGCGTTCCGCCCCCATTACAGGTCGTACTGGCACAAAAGAACGAGCCGGACGGTTGTGTACAAAGACCTATGGCATTGCCGGTGGGATTATACTCAAAGTGATTAGTGAGAAAGCTGGTAGAGAAGTTAAATGTCCAGGCTTGTGGAATGCCGGGAAACGAGCAATCGTCGTTGCTGTCCTTCGTAAAGAGCGCTGTTGCTCCGGGTGAACTTCCCGTCGCAGCATTGGCGACAAGATTGTTAGTAATTGTCTGGTTGACCGGGCCAAGCCCATTCATGTTTGGGCCATCATCCGTTAATGGGCAATTCGTCAGCGACCCGCAAACCGACCCCCATCCCGTCATGCCGATGATGACATTATCGTGGATATTGCTGCCAGTTCCAGCCGTGGACGAGAGTGTCACAAGGTTATGTTTAAGCTCTCCCCCCGAACGTAACTGCCATGCAGTCCCGGCGCAATTGGCATAAATGTTTCCATCGGACAGCAATGGTCCGTTCTGCGTAGCGATATAGGCACAATGGTTGAACCCCGTCGGGGAAGGACTTGCCGCCGGGACATCCCATGCGAGCAAGTGCGTTCCGCTCCCACCCGTGCCCATATTCAGCGGCACGCCGCTCGTCATGAAGGTGGGCGAACCCACCGTCTGCGATACACTGATCGTATAGGTTCCGGTCTGGCCGCAGAGGTCGCCGCCGCTCGTGTACGTGAGCGTACCCCCTACATTGGTAACGACGAGGGTTGATCCCGTTGTGCCCGTGGCAGCAATAAAACTGCCGTTGAAGCCAGCGGGGGTCACGTTCTCGACAAGAACGCGATTACCGATTGCCACTCCGTGCGAGCTCGTGGTCGTGAAGGTGAAAGTCCCGCCATTCGCGCTAGACCACACCGCATTGGAAATTGTCCCGCCGGGGCACGTCGTAATCGTCGGTGATCCGCTCATGCCAGAGAAATAGAGGTGATCATTCTTTGTGATAACATTGCCGCTGGCGGACGTGGCTTCCATCGCACTGACGGCGAGCGCCGTAGTCGAGATCGTGGCGGTAAACTGACTCCCCTGCGCGTTCGACAGCACCAGCGTATTCGCCCCATTCGCTCCCCATCCGAGCGGAAAGTATCCAGTCGCAAAACTCAAATTTGTCGGCAGCGTGTCGCCGTTGCTGTGAAACTCCACCTGCGCCCCAAGAGGCAGAACGGAGCTGAAAAAATTGGCCGTGATGAAACTGTTGCTGCCGCCAAACGTCGCCGTCTGCGGCGCAGTCAGCGTGAAGTCCAGTCCGCAAGTATCGAATACGTTCTCCTTGAAAGTAAAATCCTGAAAATTAAACTCCCCGTGAATACATTGCCCGTGCGATCCGCCATCCCCGGGCGGATAGCAATGAACGAAAATGTTGCGGATGAGATATGTGTTGTAGTGGAAATTTCCGTCTTGATTGTCCAAAATCATGCAGGAACCGTTAAAGTAGCTAAATCGGTTGCCTTCGAACAAAAACCAATGATAGCCATTGATTATATTCCCGGCAACGATCGGAACCGTCGTTGCGTCGAACCCGCTCCCCGCATTATTCGGATCATACACCGATCCGTAACAATCAGTATTGATGATTGCAATGTAGTCACCCTTGCCCGCACCTCCGCCTCCCTGCCCCATGTTAAAGCAGGGACCGCCTTGAGAGTTGCTAGGACCGCCTATCTGCTGAGGCCGATTAGCACAACCCGTATTACCGATGATGGCCATCGGAGAAGTGGGCGATACCCCATTCTTGTTGAGAAAAATCCCGCTGTCGCTGGTGGCGAATGTACTACCGCAGGCGAGCCACATCTGATCGGGCTTGCCGTCTCGCATCAGCCCCCAAGCCGTCTGCAAATGCTGGCAGGCATTGGCGAGAGCAAGCGCGCTCGTCGTCTGCAATCCGGCAGCGAGACAGTTAGTATCCGAAGGCTTTGTACTGTCCGCCGCGATGAAGCACGTTCCATTCGCCGTTCCGGCCGCACACGTTCCTGACGTAGTGGCCGTAGCGCAAATGACCGTCCAGCCGTCGCTGCCGCCGCCGGGAGCCCAGCAAGCCCCACCTGGACCACTCACTTGAAAGATGCCGAACGACTGCGCCCCCGCCACCGTCGCGGCGAGCGCCAGCAGAGGAAGCAGAAGCATTCCCCATCGCTTCATTAAAAACCCCATCGCGTTGTGCGCGCATTGTTGTACATCGTCGTCTGATTGGCCCCGCTGGAATAGGACCACATTCCAATCTCGCCAACGTATCCATTCAACTGCCGTGACCCGGTGGTGCTGGCAAGAATATGCACACTCTCGGTCGAGACGAGCGTCTGCGTACCAGTATTCAATGCAGTCTGCGTCGTGTCTACCGTGGAAAAGCCCGACGCGCCGTTGCACACATATTGGAAAACGTGCGGGTTGGTGTCCATCGTGAAGGTACTGTCGGATTGGTTGTTACACAGCACTGATGACACGGTGCCTGAACTATTGAAGCCCCAAACCACGTTGGTCGAGTTCGTGATTGCCCAAAAGGCAAGGCTCGTATCCAGATGTGTCCCGACAATAGCAAGCGTATAGGGCTGGCTTACCGCGCCAGCCAAAGCATTATCCATATTGAAATTAGAAACTCCATCGGCATGGAGTGCTGCAAGTCCATTGATGGCCGAAAAAGTCAGTTGCGGCTGATTTGCCCCGGTCGCTTGCGTCCAATGCTGGCCACCGCCCGATTGGTCATACAGAGTGACGACGACACAACTCGTGCCGGCTGTACACCACGTCGAAATAACGGAGCCGTTCTCAGCGCCGGTCGAGCAATTCCCCGTCAGCCCCATCTTGCCGTTGCTATTAACAAGAATGTCGCAGGTATGGCTATCCAGCGTGCGGCGAAGATTGCAAAGTTTATTCGTAGCGACCGAAGCATAGGCGTTGCTGATAGACCATTGGCAGCTTCCAAAAAGAGTGGCACTCCCAAGGCTCAAATCTCCCGGCCCGACGTAGGCCGCTGCACCAGCACCAAATCCACCACCAACATTGCTGATAGTCAACTGCGCCCAACACAGATGCGCGGTGAGCAACGCCGCGCATAGGCCGGCAAAGGACGCGAGTACCTTGCGCATTATTCATAGTCGCAGTTGAGGGCAAACGTAGTAGCCGCCACCGCCGTCGCGTCAGCATCAGCGATACCTCCCGTTACCGCAGTGGCGAATCCTGTACCGAGCGCCATTCCGCCGGGGCCGAACTGGATGTTGCTGCCTGCACCATTGGCGGCAGTTGCAGCGGCAGGAATGATCAGCGTCTTAACTGGCACATCGGTACCTACAGTTGGCGCGGAGGCTTTGTTGTAAATTTTTAAATATGCAGGAGTTGAACCAATACCGCTCAATTGACAGGAAAACACTGTCGCGGCCGAAGCCTTCACGCTCGTCGCGTTGGTAGAGGCTGCCGCAATCAAATGCCACGTTGATGGCGAGGCAGAAGGTACCACCGGAGAGGAATTGGCAGAAGTGGCACGGCCATTGGCATTGGCGTTAGTGACGTTGGCATTAACCGCCGGAACGGGGATAGCGGCGGGAGCCGTGCCATAGTTGGTCGTGGCACTCCACGCAATCATGTTAGTGCCCGAAGTCAAGCCGATGGCCGTGCCAGCTGTGGGAAAGGCAGAACCGAAGTTCGATGCCGTACCGCCACTGCCGCCGAAAGCAGTGATCTGGTTGCCCGAGCCGTCCACGATCGCCACCGTGGGTGCCTTGGTGGTAGCGCCGAGCGCCAGGCCCGTAGCCCCCACGAGGTTACCAGCGATATTAACGCTGGCGTATTGCCCATTGGCCGGAACCGCGGCTCCAGTCGCCCCAATGCCCCAATTTGCCGCCGTCGTCGGGTTCACCGTTCCGACCACGTTTAGGCTACCGCTGCTCGATGTCAGTCGATCCCAGGTCGCTCCATTGAAGGCATAACTGTAGGCCACGGTGGCAAGGTTGGTGGCCGCCGTCGCCACACCGCTGGCGCTGTTGCCCACCACCGCAGCAACTTGGCCGCCCTGCTTGATCTGAATTTGTGGGCTGCAGTTTGAGCCGCCGGACCCGTCGTCTGCGTAGGGCGCAAGCGCCGTCGTGCCAACGTTATCCTTGACCTGAAGGTTGGTAACAGCACAGACCGCAAAGGACGGGCTCGCGAACCCAACTAGCAGGGCGAGGCCGAGAAGGAACCTTTTCATCATTCTCCCCATGGCTGGGCGATGAGCGCGCAAGAGTTGGAGTAGTCGAACACAAGTTGGTTGGTGCATCCCGAGGGAGTGGCGCTACCACCACCGGAGCTGCCCCTCCAAATGCCAAGCCAGCTCTGCCCCCAAGCGGCAGAGGCAAACATGGCCACGGCCATAAGAGCGATCAGGAGACGCTTCATATCGGGAGCCGGTATCCCCAGGCCGCGACGGCTGTTACTGAACCAGTGCCGCCAGCCGGCTCCTGCACCACCATCGACGTATTGGGAGCATTCGCCGGGATGCACTGTGGGAACGTCCCGCCCAAAACTCCCTGCCCAGATGAGACCGAGACGTAGGCGAAGTTGAGCGTGCCGCCGATCGCGTTGGTGATCGTGGCGTTACCGACAACCGCCGCCGTGGTGCCTCCGGAGGTCAGGACGAACCCACAGACAAAGGTGATCGTGCCTGGGGTGCCGGTAAGCGTGCAGGAGGTCGCCGCCGTCGTTCCGGTAGCTGAGCATGAGATTGGCTGCGAACCGGCTGGGTAGTTGATCCCGGTGGACGGACCCGAGTTGAACGGCTGCGTGTAGGCATAGCTGGCAAGAAGGGCCAGCCCCAGGATAGCTAAGAGGACCCTATTCATGCCGATTTCCTCGGTTGAGCCGCCTGCTTGCGGCGCTGCGCGTGTTGCATCGAAAGCGTCTTGCGCTTCTCGCTCTCCTGGTGAGCATGGGTAACCCTCTGCTCACGCAACATCGCGAGTTTGGCCTGCAGTTCTTCTCTCTTGGCGATGATGTCCATCCTCGCCTTGTCCCGCTCTGCTTGAGCCTTCTCTCGAGCCGCCTGCAGGTCGAGCATGTTTGACTGCATCTGGCCCTGCTGGACGACCTGGTCGCTCTGAAACTGCTGCTGCGCCTTGCGTTCGTTAGCTGCCGTCTGCTGGTTGATCTGTTGAGTGCGAGCCTGGGCCTGGATCTGAGCCGCCTGGACCTTGGGATCGGGCTGCTGCGACTGCTGCATCAATCCCTGAATGCGCTTCTTGATGTTCGGCGCCATCGGCATCAGCTCAAGCTTGACTGGCCAAGGAACGGAAGGATCGTCCTTCACCATCTCATAGGCCTCGGTCATCAGCGAGACCGTGTCGGGGCCCTCGTCTAATTTAATCTCCACATTGAGGGCACCGATCTTGTTGACAAACCGGGGCCTCATACTGAGGGGATCGATCTGCATCCCGTTCACTTGAATGAACTGAGGCGTCTCATCATCCCCAACCCGGATATATCGTTCAGCCTGCCAGTACTGTGTAACAATCGCCCAGACTGCCTTGTACACTCGCAGCTTCCAGTTTCTGTAGTACTTGATGAAACTACCAAGATCGGCCGTTCCAGCCTTTTGAAGCAAGTTAATTGCGACACCGGAATGCATATCCGGCGTATCCGGAGAGAAAACAGATGGGTTGATTTGAGCAAAACTGTCAATTTCCAAACGGGCATCAACCATCAAGTCCTTATGCGCAGCTAAATCCTCTTGCTTGTCGGCAGGCTCGGGTTTCTGAAAGCCTCTGTTGTACTCAACGAGCCCGTCAGGACGAGCGTACTCACGCCGCGTCGTCTCAGTATCCTCGACCGATCCCTTCTCGAGCACCAGGCGTGAAGTATTGGAGATATGCAGTGCCTTAGAGCGACGGTGGTTGAGTTCGTCCTGCGGACCTTTAAGGTTTCTGACGAATCCGTAGCGGTCTCCATCATGGTCAACAGAGCATGAGAACGGAATAAATCGGCACATATCTGCGCCACGTTCATCCTGAAAAGGTGTCTGCCCTTGTTCAAGCATGATCCAAGAACAGTAGAAGGCCCAGTACCACTTGCCTCTGTGTTTGTACCAGTGCTCGACAAGTCGGACCCTTTGCTCATTGACGTAGACCCACTTGTATTCTCTGTCGGCATGAGTTGTTAGGTCGAAACCTGTCTCAACCAACAGCGAGCGCAGCTTATCTTCCTGGTCAGGAAAGAGTTCAATCGCCGCCTCGAGGTCAAGCCACTTCGCGACACCCATATAGCGAGCATCGCCAAAATCAGGCTTATAGGAGCGAGGATCATAAAAGAAGTCATCACCGAATACGAAGTCGCCGGCAACATCGGGGTCGCCATGGTCGCCCTCCACGAGTTTAAGCTCTAGGGCGCCAATGCCCTCCATGGCGCATTGCTTGGTGATCTCGAAGTCGAGATACTCGAAGCCTCCGTCGCACAGATTGTTGAGGGCGGATCTTAGACACTCGGTGGCGAGGTCGGCCCCTTGAACAGATCGAGCATTGTTCGGGTAGCACTTCGGGTCCTGGCGCATGCGCTGCACCAGCATCGCAATGTTATCGACCTTGCGGGAGACCCGGTTGAAAGTAACGATAGGCTGACGGCGAGAGCGTAGGACCCGTATTTCCTCAGGTGTCCATTGAGCGCCATGATAGTAATGGCGACTGATCTTTTGCTCCTCATACTCTTCGACCTTGGTCGAGAGGTAATCGACGTACTGCTGCCGTAGCCGGGAAACAGGAAAAAATCCGTCCTCATCGCCTGACCAATCGTATTCGTCAGGGCTCTCAGTTGACCAGTTGCCGACTGTTCCTTGGGTTGAGGTGAAGCCACTTCCCGGCCCCGCTCTACGCATCCGCACGGTCGGGGGCAGATAGGCCCCAGGACCAGGCGAACGGAAACCTCCAGATGGGGCAGCAGCAGCAATCATTTATTTTCAGCCTCCACCTCAGTCTCCAGGCGATTGATAATCCGGTTCACGCGGCCGAGCGCAAACCTAAACCCATCAAAGGCCTCAGCGTGCTTGGCAAGCATGTCGCGCAACTCGTCACGCAGGGAGCGAGCGTGATGCAGCGCCTTACGCCGATTGCGTGGGCTAGCCTCGTGTCTCATTTCCACGAATATGACCTGTGTGCGGATCGATGATCCCGAGCCCGAGCCCGGATCGGAACATGATGGTGTCGTGGCTCAGCTTGAACGCCATTCGTTTGTCAGGATCGTACAGCTCGACCGCGCGCTGGTGGGCAAAGACGAAAGGAGAGACGCCGCGCATCGCCATCGAGCGCAGGCTCTCTTTCAACGGCTGACGGACGGCCTGGTCCAGTTCGAGTTCAACGCAATGGCGCCAGAAGGCGAGCGCCTCCTCGTCGGAGAGGTCACGATCGGTGCTTGGTCGCATCTTCTGGGCCCATCCAGACGCCGTTGACCTTAACGAGATCGATCACGCCAAGGCGCTGACGCTCTAGCTCACGGTCGCGCTCCGCAAGCCTCACCCGCTCCTCCTCATTGCGCCGGTTCATTTCTGCAATGATGAAGTCAAGACCAGGAGCCCTGCCATAGACACTCATTCGTCACCTATCATCGGGGCGTAGTTGTTGCGATAGACGTGAGAGCGAACCCGTCGCTCCTCAATTGTAATGCCATGGAGATCGAGCGGCCCAGCATGATCATCAGAAAGATAGCCGGCAACACGCAACAGTCCTAAGATTTCGTTATAGGCCTGAGCGCTGACCTTTATACGGATCATTAAAGTCCATCCCGCTCTCTTCGTAGTCCACCTTCCAGGCGTCCATGTTGCCCATCTCTCTGGTGGGACCGTACTTGTGATGATAATCGGCCGAGAACGGCTCTTTTGCAGGAGCCTTCTTGATCCACGGTCGCGACATGCACGCGTATCGGGTTTCGTCGGCCGCGTGATCCTCGGAATTGGTGTCGAGGTCCTCGGCCTTCTTGGGATCGTGTTGTAAGACCGGAATAGTTCTAATCGACGCCGTGCACGTCGAAAAGAAGTAGATCATCGGTCGTCCGGTGTACCAGTTGACAACGCCCTTACTTTGTCGTG